TATACACATAAAAAGGTTGTGCTGGAATTTGTGTAATATTATCGTCCCATGATGAATAAACTGAGCCTGATGACCAGTTATATCTTTCAACACAAAAAGATCTATCAGTAATAATCTTTACTGATTGCATAGAAAGTTGTGCGTTTCGTATTTCACGAATGTTTTGAATAGGAGTAACAACTGTATCAGCTGAGTCGTAAGGTTCAGATTTACCAACCGCAACGTGATAACTCACTCCTGCACTATCTACATCGTTGATTAGAGTATCAATGACCCGTCTTTTAAAATTATCTGTAACTATTGCTGGCATTTATCTATCCTATTGTTTTGATGCTAGGTGCCAATTCGCACCAGTCCATATCATAAATCCGGCTTGATTTTGTGTAAATGTTGTATTTGTGCCGCCGGCAAAATTTGTTGGTTGTACTGTTGTTGTACCTGTACCATTATTTACAAAGTATTTTAATTCACCAATAACTGTACCGTCTACAACAAATGCTGTAAGAGGCGTGGATGAATTAAATATTGTAAGTGGTAGTTCAGCATCTACATTACCAGAAGCTGTCATAGTTGAACTAGTTAATGCAACACGTGTATCTAATAATACTGCTCCATTACCTTTACCACCAACCGCTAAACTAACATTAGTATCCGCTCCACCGGCATAAACTGATGGATTATATCCTGTATCAGCATTACCTATATCGACGTAGTTAACTGCATTTGCAATTGTACTATAACTTGTAATAGTAGCACCTGCTGTATCTACGATCTGATTGATCTTTGGAAAGTTAAGTGATGCTGAATCTAATATTTTATTGTGTAATGTTTGTGCATGTGTAGTCATAGCAAATGTATCGCTATCAACTAGACTTGGCAAACGTAGTTGTCGGTTAGCAGTTAGCGAACCTGGTACAATTTCATAATTGTGACTAACATCGTCATCTTTAATTGCCGGTGTTTTTAATTCTGCTGAATCTAATGTCTTCTTACTAAGAGTTTGTGTACTACCGTCTAAAACAACATTACCACTTGAATCTGGAAAATTAATAAGATTATTTTGAGTAGGGTCTGTTACTGTTACGATAGTCTTAAATGTATTAACACTACTACCATTAAAGTGAATACCATCAGAATCTATAAACAAGTATGGAGAAACCTGATCGCTTTCGCCAAGAAATTGATATATCTCTTGAAAGTTTTGATTTATCTTTGTACCGGCATTACGTAATGAGTCACCTGTACCGTCGTTTGCGGTAGCGCCAGTATTAATAATTTGTCTAGCCATGTTATCTCTCTTTAAAAGTTATCACTATTTATAATAGTTTTAGAAGAAGTCGTTACTAAAATTAAGAAGTAATTGGTTATTACTTGACATTTTAGGATATGATGCGTCACCTACAACGTTATCTTCATCAAATGTTTGCGATCCTGCATTTGCACCTTCTGCCAATGTATCAAAGTTATTATCGAATTCTTGTAGTGTCATATTACCACCTTGAAAGTGTGCTAGTTGCAAGGGGGCAAGTGTAAATGTTTGTTGTGTAGGTAAAATTTGTTGAACTATATGATTAGTTGCATTAAATGCGATTGTAGCAACATCCGCAATACCAGCATATATTGGACCTGTAGAATCCGCAATGCCAGGAGGCATGATTAAATAATCTGGTTCTGCAATACCTACGATTTGAACTTCACCAGCAACATACATACCTGCCGGGTGGACAAATAATTTATATATGTCTCTCCAAGTGTCTATAGGTAATGTAGACTTAACAAGTAATGCATACTTCTGGTATAGCTTATCATCTGTTATATATCTTTGATCATCAGGTCCAATACGTGATGCTGATACCGTGATCTCAGGAGCATAAGGAGTTATGCCAGCATTATGATTTGCTTTTTCTTTATCTAAGTCATGAACATTACCAACAATAAAAACATTTTCTTTTGTATATTTTACATCTACAAATGAATTAAAAAATACTCTAAAGAACTGTTCGATACTATACTTTGTACCTTTTGATTTATATAGAGTGCTTGAATAGTCAGCGGCTTCTCTTTTATTTGTAAAGCCTTCAAAGTATTGTTGACCTAATAATAATTCATCTTCTATAAATGATAACAGGTCTATATCAACTTGTGTAATATCACGATTTAAAAACAATTCGTCAATAAGTTTTGTTGGTGATACATCACTATCAGCATAATCATAATATGCTTCAATAAAAGATGCAAATTTAGGATATTCTGATTGAAAATATTCAGGCAAAATATTATTAACGTGCTTCTTATCTTGGACCGATATAGCTCGCCGATTAATATCGCGTAATGTTTTATCTAATGACATGTTAGCTCGTTGTGACTATTTGTGCTTGTACGAATGATGGAGCATCATCGAATACAACAATTTGGTTTTGTCCAGGTGAAGATACAGACATATTTGCTGCATCAGCGGTTATTTTAATATAATTATTACCACCTATAATACTATCTACTCTAATACCAACTAAGTTTATAATACCAGTAGATGGAGCATATTCTCCTATATTATCTACTAAAACAGTATCAGTTGAAGTTGCATGCAGTTGTAGTTTATAACTATCTAATTTATTTCTTATTTCAACACGATTACCATCTACAAAAAATGGTGTAGACCTTATAACAGTCTTTTCGTCACTTGGTTCTGCAATAGGTGATGCATATCTAAGTTCTACTGATTCTGTAGTACCAATAAAAGGTACAAATCTTTTCTGTAATTTAAGATCGGCTCTTGATGATAATACTGATGGGTCTACGTCATCAACAAGAGCTAACATATTAGATCTACGAAATGACTGTTCAAACAATCCTGTATTATCAGTAAAATAGTTTGTAACTACATCATCAACCCTATTCTGAATCTCTTGAACAGATGAAGATGTAAACTTAGGATTAAATTGAAAACGTACTTCTGTTTCAAGGAACGTAATATCAGGATCTTGGAACTTAATATCAAACGTAATAACCTGTAACTGCTTTCCTAATGCAAGAATATCACCCTTTGTTTTATCTATGGTTGCTTGAGTTACATCATCTTTAAATACGATTGACATAAAAACTACACCGTATTCTTTTCGTACAGCATCTTCACCGCCATATGCCTGAATATCTTTTATAAGGTAACCAAAGTTACGTTTTACAAGTGTAGCATAATCTACGGCCGTGACCATACGGTTTTGAGATGCATAAGAGAATGGTGCATTTTTACGAATAGATTCTAATGTTTCAGCATCAGATCCAGAAACTGATTTAGTTACAGTAGTAGTTGCAAGATTAAAAGAATTAGTACCAGCAGCTGTAACAACATTTACTTGTGCTAATGGCGTAAATGATGTCGCTCCATTTGCAATTGGACCATTTGTAGAAAGATATTCTACTACTATTTTATTACCTGCAGCTGGCGCTTTACCTAGCGTATAGCCATCACCAAAAGATAATTCATAGAAACCATTAGGTGTTTCGCGTAAGATATAAACTTTAGACTGATCATCGATTGTATCTGCTTCTTTTAAATCAGTATATGTAGCAAATGTTGTAGTAGTTAGATCATCATATACGCTTACAAATGCTGTAGTAGTATCGATATTTTTATCAGGCATAACGTATGTAGTGTCAATAGAATTTTCGCTTACAATAAAAGTCTTACGAATGTTCGCACCTTCTTTAATTGTAATGTCTGCTAAATCTAAATTATCTTTAAACGTATATAAGCCAAAACCATCATCAGTAGCACTTATAGTACCGATAGTCTCAAATGTATATGCTATATCATCAACCGTTGTATTAAATTGTGTTCCTCGAGGTAATGTTAAAACAGAAGGCCGACCTGCAAGATTACCTGTATTGACCGATAGGTTAACTGTAGCAGAAGACGCTGCCTTAGATGCCGGCATATAGCCAATAGCTTCGGCAAGTGAAACGACAGATGATCTTAATTGTGCTGTAGTTAAATACGATTCATTTAATGCCATGTTTGCAATTAATGCATTGTAATGTGTATTATATGCTAACACATCAAGAAGATTAGAAAGACCAGAACCTTCATAGTTATAGTCTGCAAATTCTGTATTATTTTTTAACGATAACTTTAGATTATTTTTAATCGTTGTAAAATCTAAGTCAGTCGATCTAATTGTAGTTACCATTTATCTTAACCTCGATATAGTAGTTTCTAAATCAATAATCTCTCCGGTCGTCATTACTCTAAATGTAAGTCTAACTCGTAACGTATATGCATCAGGGTTACTAACTATGTTAATATCCAGGATCTTTGCACGAGGTTCATACTTATGCAATGTAGATCTTATATCTTGTTCTATAGATCTATCCATATGCGAATGAGCAAGTTCAAATAACATACCTGTTATATTAGAACCAAAATTCATGTTGAACGGTTTTTCGTATCGATTCGTAGAAACTATATTTTTTACAGCTTGCTTTACTGCAGCCGCTTCTTGTTTCTTGTAGATATCTCCACTAGGTTTTTTATCAAACAACAAGTCTATGTCAGAATACTTTTTTATTCTCGATGTAAGCACCGAGCTAGCTAAGTTTCCGTCTTCTATCGATAGTTGTCGTGCCATGTTATACCTTTTTCATCTATTTATAACTTTATTTCGACTAATGCATCATTAGATTGTACGTTATTATTATAGAGTGTCTGTACATCACGTTTGAATCTAATATCAGTGAAAGAAGTTATATTTGGTATCTCTACTATTATCTGTGCATTTAAATCACCGAATGGATCATATGAGTCATAGTCAAGTGTGAGCTTATCGAAATACCCTACTTCGCTCCATGCTTGCGCTAGATCAAATGTTGCATTTAAATCTATATTACCGGTCTGATCGTGTAACTCAAATACTAAAGCTCGACCTTTTCTTCTTAAATCTAAAATACCATTAGACGTAAGCTTTTCTGCTTGTAATTTACCGGGCGGACCGATGCCATATGTCTCTGGACTATAGTATCCTTCAACAACCTTTAACGAATAGTTTTCAAATTCTGTAGGTGTATGATTACTATTTGATACTGTCTTCATTAACTCAGACATAACAAAATAGTTCTTTGCGATTTGCTGTTTAGCAGAATTATCCATAATTAGTGCATTAAATCTACCATGATCATCAGTACCAATAAATTTACCCATCGATGTATCGTGATTAATAATAGTATTTGTTGTAATTGTACCAAGAATATTGTTTTTAAATTTAAGTTCAGGTACGATATTCCATTTGACTTTACGTTCACCTGTTTTAAATTTTTGTACCTTTGCAACTCCGCTCACTTGGCCTAATGGATTCACACCACGCTGCGATTGAGATGTTGATGTTACTGCGATTCTACCATATTCTCTTGGCACTGCATTAGCGTAATTAGCATTCATTACACCAGATGCAACTTGATATGCTGTAAACTCACTAAAGTCTCTATTTGTTTGTTCTCTCATTTTAGATCTAACTTCTTCAGTAGAAAAGTTTCTTACAAGAAGCTGATTCTTAAGATAGTCATCAATATCAATATGAACTTTACGTATACCACGATCTCCAACAGTAAGATAAGAATTAGTCATGCCTTCGGTTGGATTTGCAGTTGCCGTATGAGTAATACTTCCAGATCCGCTACCACTGCCACTTCCATCGACTAATAAAGTACCTACTGAATTGAATATGCTAATTCCTGCTCCACCGCCTAAGTGACCGGCAGTAATTGCATGATCCGCAGTACCTTTTAGATTACCATGGAATGACGATCCATAATGTACTGTAGTACCTCCACCTATTGTACCTCTATTACCAGCTACTGCAATGTCAGTTGCTACAATGTTAATATCAGGTGAAGACATATTAATCTGTTCTTCAGACGTGTATATACTTGGACCTTTGGATACTATTTCTTGTGAACCTTCAGTCGCTACTACCAGATCCCCTTTTGTGACAAGAGTTTGCGTACCCAAAGTAAGGTTCGTAGTATTACCTGCGACGCTCTGTATAAAATTACCTGAAACCGAATTACCAGAATTTCCAAATATATTCGTTGACGCATCATTGTCAATCTGCTCGGTCTTACTGCCTCGAGCATGGACATTATAGTCTCTACAATTAACATTAAAATCACCTGTTACATTAAGATTTAAATTACCTTTATAGGTTAAGTTTGCATCACCTTCTACAATTACTTCATTACTACCGTGGCATACTTCTACTTTATTCTTCGTAGATACAACAAGCACTGTACCATCTGGCCTGACCTCGATGCCAGCACCTGTCTTGTGCCTTAGCATTATTCGTTCACCACCCGGTGTATCATTAAACTCTATGACATGACCTGATGCCGTCTCTCGAATATCGGCCATTCCATATTGTGTCGCTGCTGCAGGTTCTACCTCAAGATCTATATTCTTTACAGATCCACCTACTGATAATTGTTTTCCACCTCCACCACGTGCAGCTTCATTTATAGATGATTGATTATGATTCTTTCTACGAGGGTACTGACCAGCAGGATCTGTAAAAGATACATCATTTTTACCTTGTGTATCAGTTTTTCCTTTACCGAATCTTAGAATCCGATCTACATATTCGTCGTTTTCTGTACTCATGTCACTCTTGTTCTCGCAGCTTCTAATTGTGTTGATGATAATGCAGATGCTAATTGTTTACCATTAGTAAATATATTTTCTTTATTAAATTTATTGTACACATATTGCTGTACATCAAAGCCTGGATCTATTTTATTAGGATCTGTATCACTGTGTCCCCATGCCTGGCCACCTGGCCATACGGTATAGAAAGATTCTGCAAACATTGCATATGTATTCCATTGCTCTTCAGTAAAACTATCTGATGTTGTGAATTTTTCTGGATTAGGTGTACCTGATGGACAATTGAAACCACCTACAAATGCTATACCTATTGAATAAGAATTATGGCCATGTTTTTTTGCGTGTGCGCCTTTAATATTGAGTGGTCTTCCTCTTTGTAGCTTACCATCTCTTTGTATCACATAGTGATAACCACATCCACTAAATTCTCTATCTAAATGCCATGTATGAACGTCTTCAGCCCCAATATTCTGATTTGAAAATGTAGCAGTCCAATGAGTAACAAACTCTGTAATATCACGAGGTGATTCTCTAAACTCTGTTATTAATTCTTCTTTTGATCCAACTATGTCAAACGTATATTTGCTTTTATCAACTGGTGTTTTTTCGCCTTCCCATTTTGATTCTCCTGCAGCTATTTCATAATCTTGCGTTGTCTTTTTACCTATAGCTTGCTCTGTCGCTTCATCGAGAACATTTTTCTGACTAATATCTACTGTATTGACTTTTTGTTCTATCTCTGTTGCATCAAATGATGGAGAATTTTTTTCTAATAAACGGGCAGCTTCTCTCTTTCTATCTGCTAATAATAGACGTACAGTTTCATCTTTATCACTCTGTGATATATTAGGAGCTACTTCATCTATTATAGGGAATATGCCTGTTTGTATGTTTAGAATACAATTAGCAAGAAGCGAATTAGTAGGCGCACCTATAATATTATTAAATGAACTATTAAAAGATGATATTGAAGTTGATAGACCTACATGTTGATCAACGCCATTTGTTAATATATTATCGATATCATTCACTGATGACTTAGCATCTTCGACTGCAATAGTTTTTAATTCATTTCTATATGTACTTGCACTAGTATTCGTTACTGTGGCAAGTGACTGGCCAACGGCTTGTGGTGACCCTGATCCGATTACAGTGTTCAATCGACCGGCTACTGATCTTGTACCGGTAATAAGATTAATATCAGAATCATCTGAATCATTCACACTAGTTGCAGGTAGTATTGTGTCAAGTTGTGCAATAGAAGGTGCAACATTAATATTAGAAATACTTTTGATACCACTAATTGTCTGATCACTCTCAAGAAGAGATTCAGATTGTAGCTTTGTAGTATTAGCGGCCTGTAATGCCTTCTCTCCAACTATAAGAAAGTTAGAGTTTTTGAATGCAGTTAAAAGCGTGAGGTTTATGTCTCGAATATCTACGCTCATCCATAAGTCTCCAATACTCTTTTAGCGGCTGCGATACGTCTATTCAAATGTGGCGTACCTGGCTTTTCGTACTTATTACATATATGTGTGGTCGCTTTATCCACATTAGTCATGGCTTTAAATGTATTGAAGCCATAGTAGTTACCTTCTGTGGTAAACTCATAATGAAAGAATTGCAATTGCGTTTCTAATTTACGATAATCAAGTTCTCTGTCATCTGCATACGCTTGTAGTCTTTGCAATCTACCAGCTGCTGGGTTCCATTGCGCAATACCAAATGATGCTTCTCCTGGTACCTGCGATGTTATGCCTGGATCCATACCTGATTCTACAATAAAGTTACCACATATTGCAGCGGCTTGTATCTTTGAGTAACCATTACCTACAAGAAAATTAAATGCTTTTTCTGTATTACTGTTTCCAATAAACGTTTGTGTTATCCCGTCTATTCCGCCAGGTGGTATATCTCTTGAATCTCTTTCTCTCGGTATCTCAGATGCTCCAAGAGCAGGTGCATCGAAAGCATCATCTGGAGGATAGATATCATCTGGTCTTACTTCTATACGTGGTATAGAACCCATTATTACAGGTAGTTGTGATATTTGACCATCCATAAAGAATCCGAATACCATAGCACCTGGTTTAAGATTAGGACTTCGACCTAATCCACTCACTCCATCTTCTGTTGTCGGTACAAGACATGATGCCCATGGTAACGAAGACTCTGGTACTGCATCAACATCATCGTTATGCACACCATATATTCTGACTCTGCATCTACCTACATGTAATGGATCAGCATTGCTTTCCACAATACCAATAAACCATCTCATCGTATCTCCGTAAAACTCTCTCATATATTAGTATATCCTGTAGGTCCGACAGCTAATGTTTTATCTGTACTATTCGTTAATTTACTACATGTCATTGCTTGGCTGTATTTATTTTCAGAAAACTTATGCTTTACTTCTAATACAACAAATGGACCACTCGTAACTTTATCTAAATCATTACCGCCCCGCGGTAAGTTAATCATTATTTGTTCGCCGACAAATACTGTATCTTCATAAAAATTTAATACGCCTGGTAATACTATGTTTATTTTCTTTTTATCAAGAGCTGTGTGTAATGAACTAGATTTCATTTTATTCATATGCATCTCTAAATCTCGTTCATCATGATAGCCTAACTCATCAATTGTAGTATGATTAGCTATCCTGTATATAACATTTGGATCATATTGATCTAAAGTTTTTTCTCTTATTTTTAAGTCTTTATTGTATATAGAATCATCTTTTGCGTCTATTACTTCTGTAATATTAAATCTATTATTTTTATTACGTCTATTAGTACTCAAGTTTAAAACATTATATTGATTTTGTACAGCCCCCTTCATTAACATTTCAACTGTATCATTAGTTCCTATATCTTTCATAAACTCTATATTAGTAAGTTGCTTCTTTCTATCTGGATTATAGTTTTGTGCATTACTAAATGTAAAAGGTATTCTATTAATAGGGTCAGTTTCTATCATATCAGATAGACATTTCATCCTAACACTATCTTCTTTGAGTGTAGCATATACAAAGAATGGGTATCCATTTCTATCTGATGTTCTTTTACGAATAGTTTCTATTACAGTTAATGGAGATATAAACGGAGATATGTAAGTGAATGCAGATTGTGCAGAAGGTTTGCCAATTAAATCTAGTTCTTTATCAAACTCTGATGATAATACGCTTTGAATAATTTGACTTGGTGTACCTTGATAAGCATTAGATACTTTCTTTAGAACATCTAAAAAGAATATTTCTTCTGCGATATAAAAGTTGTATCCATAACCAGATTCATTCATTTTAGTTTTGCCGATTGTACGTGTAATAATAAAATTCTTCTCAAATGTATAATCGTATTCTGATGCAACTATAGAAAGCTTTAGGCGTTCAGTACCATTCATTCTTAATTCTTCAAATGCGAATTGTGTATCTACACAAACCATATTGCCTGTAATATAAGGAATATTTACTGATTCGAATAAAGTTAATTCCATTATAGTCTGGCTTATATCGATTTCGATATCTTTTTCAGGTATACTCAATATCACACTTTGAAATTGGTATTCACTTTCTGAGGAAACTTGTGACATATTATCTCAATGCTTTGTTAAATTCTGAATATATTTGTCCTATAACATCAGGTTTAATTATTTTAATTCTTTTACGCTTCTCATTCTCTGCTATAAATCTTTCAGAAAATGTAACAGGAGTTACGAGAGATGGAGCAGCTTGTAATGGATCTATATCTACATAATTTCCATTTGCATCTTCATAATGGTGCACTGCATTATATTGTTTACCAGCGAATTGTACATTTATAGTATCAGGATTAAAGAAACCAAATCCAGCTTCTACAACCTCAGCAGCCTGAAAAGTAAATGAATTTTCTACATCAACTATAATTTGACCTAAGTCTGGATGTGTTTGCACAATATTTCCAAATGCGCCACTCTTTTTACCTGTAGCACGGTTGCCTATTTTAAAATCACCCTTAAACCAATTATCAAATGTACGAATAAATTGATGTGGATAATATTTTCCCATTTGCTCAAATGCTTCTTGAGCAGTCAAAGGCCATCCTTCTTCTTTAATTTTATCATTAACATAATAGAATAACCAGTAGTATCTTATATCACCGTACATACGATAAGAAAGAATGTCTGGCCTGTCGCCATCTAATATTGTATAATCTGAATATATTGTAATATCATCTTTTACTTGGTCTATTATATCTACGTATGTGCCAAGGTTCTGTGTAACAACAGGATCTAATTCATTACCGAATCTATATAATACTTTTGGATAGTTTTTAAAATGTGGCATTATTTAAAATCCTCCATTATATAATCAGGACCTAGAGGAGATGTTTTATTTAAATATTGTCTTTCTAACAATATGTCATGTTTATTGAGTGGCCTGTATTCAATAAACTTTAAAGACATTGTGGCATCATGGTATTTACCATTTTCATAGAAAGCCATTGCAGTTGTGTTATATGTTACATCAACAGCTTGTAAATACGCCGGTAAAAATCTTGTTATGATTGGTATTATGTTACCTTCTTCTGATGTATAGTTAGCTTGAATAGTCATAAGGTTAGGGAATCTATAAGCCATAGAAACTCCAGCTGCACCTAACTCTACTGGCAACTGTTCCATTCTAAAAAAGTCTATTATATTTTCTATTACAATAGATTCTTCTTCGCTCGTAGGTATCATTTGAAATGTAAATGACCATTCTCTAATATTAACTTGTTTAAAGATAGATCGTGTATTAGGACTTACTTGAATACGTGTAGCGTTTGTCACACCGAGACCAGCAGATGTATTGAGTTTACTGACTAATCGATTAGCAAGTAATGATCCGAACTCACCACTCACATTACCTTCCATTAAATCACCTATACCGCCTAGACCACCAGCAACTGCAGAAGATGCTATGCTTGCTAAACTGCCAGATCCACCGGCAATTGCAGCAGATACTGCACCACCAACAGGACCTAGATTCTCTGGTCCGACAGATACATTTTCCATTTGTTGAACGTTCATAGGAAGATATAGTGATACGTGCCTACCTTCTAAATCGCCGAATTCATCGTCTGCACCTGTTCTAATTATAGATTCTAAGCCTCTTATTTTAGCTGGTGCATTAGGACCATCAGGAGATAAGTCAGGAGTTAAATTGTTATCTTTCTTCATGCCGGCAATGTCTTTACCAAAGTCTACTATTTTATTTCCTACATTACCTAATATTTCAGATAAATCTGTATCACCTAGGAAACTACTTACCGTAGCACCGTCTACTTTCATGGGTCTGAAATGTAAAGAAGCTCTATAATTGGTATCGTTAAGAGTGCCTAATGAAACGTTTGGTGGGAACTCATACCAATAGTCTGCTCCCTGCGTAATCCGTGTTTTCTGCATTATCTTACCTATAAATAAACATTTACACTATTTATAACAATTTTCATGGCTTACTCTGGTAAATTCAAACCTAAAAATCCTAAAAAGTACAAAGGCGACTTCACTAACATTGTATTTAGATCGATGTGGGAGAAGTATTGTTTTAAATGGTGTGATGAGAATGCGGATGTAAAGTCATGGTCTAGTGAAGAGACCGTCATACCATACTTATATGAAGTAGATAAGAAGTATCATAGGTACTTCATGGACCTAAAGATTACATTTAAATCTGGTCAGACAATTCTAGTAGAGATTAAACCATCAAATCAGACCGTACCTCCCAAGTACCCGGGCAGGAAGACAAAGAGATATATCAACGAAGGTCTGACATACGTAAAGAATCAGAACAAATGGAAAGCAGCACAACGATTTGCAAAAGATCGTGGTTATGGTTTTCAGATATGGACTGAGCATACTCTTGAAAAGATGGGTATCATGCCAAAG